ATTCTAGCCCGTACGCTACCCGTATGCCTTCGGGTATGTCCACCTTCATCCTTATGCTTTCCATCATGCGTGTGCGTGTGGTGACGATGGGGACTAGGGGGTGTGATGTGCGTGTACCCCCACGTTCCCTCCCCATAAAAAATTTACTATATTAGGCTTTGTTTAGTTATTGTGTTTAGCGGTAGTACGTCTGACGTAGTTCCGTATACGGTTCTGTGGGTTTCTTTATTCCAGATGTTGTAGGTTGTCCACAGGGGACCTGTATCTACGGCTACTATGGATTTGCAGGACTTAGAGAGTGCGCCTATGTCTGTGACTGACATGTTGAGTTCTAGGGTGCTTTCGCAAGCGCCTGTGGGGAGGGTTGTGATGACGCAGTAGCCCAGGTCTTTATATTTGTTGACTAGTTTTATGAACCACCAGGGTTGGTAGTCTGGGAGTTGTCCTGACATGGGGACGCTGTTAATGACTAGGTAGTCGTAGTGGGGGTATTTCTTCTTGGCTAACTCTGGGTAGTCAAAGAGGAAGGTATCTGGGTTTTGCATGGGGTTGAGTACGTCTAGTTGGTTACTGAGGTATGAGAACCAGTCTAGGTGAAAGGCTACCCAGTTGCGCTTTAGGGGGGAGTGGTAGAAGTATCCGTCTGCACCTATCCAACTGTTAACTGCGTCTCCTTTGTGCTGGAGGTCTTGTAGGGTGATGGGTAGGTTCTCGCACAGGGGGAGGAGTTGCGGTAGGTACTCTTGTTTGCAGTAGTGAATACATTCAACATCTGGATTCTCCTGACAAACCTTACGTAAGTAGTTAAGGTGTATGAGCTGGTCTCCCAGGTGGTATTCACTGTATGTGCGTACTAACATTTGCTTACTCCTATAGTTATGGTATTATCTGATTATAGGTGGAGATGATTATATGGAGATATTAGAGATAGAAAAGGGAACAGTAGTGCCCAACCCCAGAGTGGTGTACGCATATCCTTACGAGGAGATGGAGGTGGGGGACAGTTTTACTGTGCCTGTGGGGGCAAGGGCAAAGGTGTTAAATGCCAACTACAGGGCGGGTAAGCGTTTAGGGTACAAGTTTGCAAGTAAAGCAGAGGGTGAGTTCTTGAGGGTGTGGAGAATATCCTGATGACGGAATTACTGTGGATGACCGAGGATGAGCTTAGAGAGCGTTGCTACATGCTGGTAGAGGCTTTGGTATCGTCTGAGAACTACAGGATAGAGTTAATCAACAACATGGGTAAGGTATTGGCGTATGGATACAACAGAGGATATACAGATGCAGCTGTACAACTCAAGATTGAAACTGCGGGCAGAAATGAGGAAGGCTATACAGTGCATTAGTCCTGCGAGTAAACGTAAACTGGCAAAGGAGTGGGCAGAGGTTTACTCAGAAGTCTTTTACAAAGAATTAATAAGATGTGCTAAAAGAAAAGACATCGCATATCATTTTGCAAACTGGAACTTAGGAGACGAGTAATGGCAACAGAATCAACAATACCATCTGTTACAGATGCTGATGTAACAGGTCAACTTATCTTTGACAAAGCTAAACAACAATTTCCTTACTTAGCTGATAAAGACATTGCTTACAAATACTCCCCACAAAAGAATCCAAAATATATGCTGGAATCTTACAAAGGAGATGATGCTCCTTCTTGGGGACGGGGAAGAAAAGCAGCTATAGAAGTTTTTAATCCTGCCACCAGACCTATAGATATATTGGGTGATTACGTAAGTCACTATGCAGTTGAAAGTGACCCAAAAATGGCTGCTTATTATCAACAGTTTCAAAACGCATTAGACCCCGCAGCTATGCAGAAAAGATACAAGTACCATGTTGATAACCTTGGTGAAAAAAGACCGTATGACCAGTGGTATCAAGCGACTGGATTGCCAGAAATATTTAGGGGTTATACATTCAATCAATTTGGAACACCTGAAGAAGCAAAGCAAATGTACAACGCCCAACAACTTCAAATTCTTGACCAAGTTCGTAATTACTTAGGCATTAAATGATAAAAAGAAAACTAACGGCAGCAGTGGTCACAGTCACCAAAGGTAGACCAGAGCTAGACCAGTGTATAGCCTCCGTGCAAGCTCAAACACATCCTGTACAACACTACCTACTGTACGACAACGGTATGCTCCCCAGACTGCTTCTACAGAAGAACCAACATGTCTGTGTCTTTCCAACCCCTATAGCCATGCCTGACAAAGATGGACGTAGATGGTTGGCAGCAGTCCCCCACCTGATAAACGAAGACGTAGTATTCTTCTGTAACGATGATGACTGGTTTGACCACAACCACGTAGCAAGTCTGATGGAGATTATCAACAGAGATAACGACTGGGCATATAGCCTACGCAAGATACACGACAAGGACGGAGAATTCTTGTTCAACGATAGATGTGAAGCCTTGGGTGACCTGCATGAGGACTGGAACAACAAGGGTTGTAACTTTGTAGACTGGTGCATGTGGGGCATGAGGACAGAGAAACTAAAGGGAATATCAGCAATACTGGGTATGCCTGGCTTTGGTTCTGATAGAGAGTTCTACCGTGTTGCTAAACAGATGTTCCCCAAATACGGGACAACTAAGAAACATACTTTTAACTTTAGACTTGGTGGTAACCCTGGTAGCGTTACAAAAGAGTTTTTTGAGGCAGGACACAAACACATGCAAGCCAAGTATGGGAATGTTATGCCCTGGGAGGCTTAATGGATTTTGACCTGGCTAAGTTTTACAAGTTCTGTGCGGAGCTGAAGATTGAGACAAAAGAAGAAGGTCTCAAGAAAATGGGTAAGCTCCTGGGAACACAAACGTATGTCATGGAAGAAATAGATAAAGGGTTGAAAGAAGATGTACATTTCTTTGTTATTCTCAAAGGCAGACAACTCGGTATTACCACTGTTTCCCTGGCGCTTGATTTATATTGGCAGTTTACCCACCCAGGTTGGCAGGGCACACTCGTCAGCGACACAGAAGAAAACAGAGACATGTTTAGGTCTACTCTTGGGATGTATATTGACGGTCTCCCCAAAGAATACAAGATTCCACTGGTTGCCCACAATAGAAACCAAATGGTCCTTAAAAACCGTTCCAGAATCTTTTACCAAATTGCTGGTAACAAAGCTCGCTTGGGGCAGGGTAAGGCTATCACTTACCTACACGCAACTGAAACGGCTTCCTGGGGTAATGATGAGGGTCTAGCCTCCCTAATAGCATCTCTTGCAGAAAAGAATCCCCAACGCCTGTACATCTTTGAATCTACTGCACAGGGCTTTAACATGTTCCACGACATGTACAAGACTGCTAAAAGGGCTAGAACACAGAGAGCCATATTTTGCGGATGGTGGCGTAACGAGTATTATTCTGTAGGACCAGAGACAAAAGAGTACAAAGTCTACTGGGACGGTAAACTCAAACCTGAAGAAAAAGAATGGGTTAGAGAAATCAAGAAGTTATACGGTGTTGAGGTTAATTCCAGGCAGATGGCTTGGTGGCGTTGGAAGATGGCAGAAGGCATCAAAGATGAAACGTTGATGTACCAAGAATTCCCACCTACCGAGGACTATGCCTTTGTTATGACGGGTACAAGTTTCTTTTCTAACAGTAGGTGCACAGATGCAGCAAAACACGCCAAAACCCTTGAGTACGAATGTTATAGATATGCCTTTGGACAACTCTTCCAAGACACAGAGTGCCTACCGTCCTCAGACCGTTTGGCAACGCTACGGATATGGCAACAACCCGTTGATACCGCCTACTACGTTATCGGGGCAGACCCAGCTTACGGCAGCTCAGACTGGGCTGACAGATTTTGCATACAAGTCTATCGAGTCTATGCAGACGGACTTGACCAAGTTGCTGAATTCGCCACATCGGAGCTTAACACTTACCAGTTCGCTTGGGTCATTGCTCACCTTGCTGGAGCATACAAAAACTCGACTCTTAACCTCGAAGTCAACGGGCCAGGACAAGCCGTCATCAACGAACTCAGAAACCTCAAACGCCTAGCCACCGCTATGCAAGGTAGGATGGCAACAGATATGATGGACGTACTCGGTAGTATGCAAAACTACATCTGGAGACGTAACGACACTATGGGTGGACTCTCCAACTCCATAGGCTTCCTGACCACCTCCAGTAGTAAAGAACGTATGCTCTCCTACATGAAAGATTATTTTGAGAGGGGCATGATGGGCATCTTCAGCATGGACTTGCTAGAAGAGATGAAGGGTATAGTCCGTGAGAATGGATTTATAGGTGCACCTGGTCGGGGCAAGGATGACCGTGTGATAGCTGCTGCACTCGCAACCATTGCCTGGGCAGAACAAGTACAACCTAGACTTATAGGGATGCGCCTGTCAAAAGAAATGTCAGTTAAACAAGACACCTACACTCCTGAACAACTGGCGGTAGGCAAGAATGTCAGTAACTATTTAAAGATGATTGGCGTATACGGAGGGAAAGATGCAACCTCTTGACAAACGAACTCTTAAAAAAGAACTAAAACTATTTCTAGATGACAAGGATAGGGGCATCTCTATTAAGAATTTCTGTGAAATAGCGGGTATATCTGACCGTCTGTTCCTCTACATCATCAAAGAAAACAAACTTCCTATGACTGAATCTGTCCAGCGAGGGCTTAACAGAGCCTACATACACTGGAAAGAGGGGCGCTTGCGGGTAATGAAGAAACATACCAACGAGACTTATCCTGATTACAGAAAAGAACCTGCGCCCCCAGTAATACCAATGAACAAGTTGGTGTTTACTAACGGGGGGTTTAAAGTTCAAAGCAAGCCTCTAAATAGGCATGATTACGCAAATTTCGACAATATTCTGTTAAAAACTTAGAAAGAGGGGGTAATATGGGCGTTCTTAAAGACTATATGTGTACAGAGCATGGTGTATTTGAATCTAGGGAGGCTAAATGCCCCATAAAGTTCTGTCAGGGGGATTTATCCGTGATATTTCTGCAACCAGTGGGTATAAAGTCAGAAAACACTAAGAAAAACGATAAAAACCTTAAACAACTGGCTTTAGAGTTTGATATGACCGATATTAAGTCTACAAAGGCGGGTGAACATCAAACTGGGTACTTAAAACGTAAAAATAAGCTCTCTGACAAAGCTTTTGATGAAGCGGGCGCTGCTATGGCCCAACATCAGAAGAGACAGGAGGAGGAAATGATTAAACAACGTTTGGGTGGCGTGAATTGGGGTAATGGTGGTAATATCAACCTCAAATCCGTCATGGGTGGGCAGTTTAAACCCGTTGCTGACGAAGCTGTTAGCGTTTTACCCAAAAGTGTAGGACAATTTGTACCACCAAGACCTGGTGCAGGGACTCAGGTTGACCATGAGGGACTTAAGATTAATTCAAGTTCGGAGTAACAATGAAGATACCAAAAGGGATGCTAGATAGAGACGAGTTCTTTAATGACCTCATCTATAAATGCGAAGTGTCTCTCAACTCCAGAAAGGTTGACTATGCCTCACTGCGTAATTGGTACTTGTTTGGAAACGGTCCTGATGAAGCTCCTGCTCTTTACAACAAAATCTTCCCCCACCTAGACCAGGTTACTTCTTTCCTCTACTCTGCTGAGACCACACGTTTTTCAATAAACTTGGGTGCTTCAGTACCAGAGAACGAACACACAAAAATACCAACCCTTACAAAAGCGCTAAACAACGAGTGGTTAAATAGCAACGCTGACCAAGTATTTTCTACTGCAACCACCTGGGCACTTGTCTACGGAACAACGTATGTCAAGCTCATTATGAACAACGGTATTCACCCGTACATGGTTGAACCTGGTACGGTGGGTGTGTTACGTGAGGACATCACATACACAGACAGGCAAGAAGCCATCATTCATAAATACTACATCACCAAGTCTGAGTTGTATGCACGGCTGTACAAGCATCCCAACAGAGAGAAGATACTTCACAAAATAAATTCTATGCCTCACGAGAGGACCGAGATAGCCAACGGTCTAGAGCGCATTATTATTTCCCAGTCCAACCCAACCATATACGGTAACGTTAACCTAGACCTTGCAGGTGGCAATCGCTACAAAGCAGAAGTTTCAGAAGATACGGTTGAGATGACTGAACTGTGGTGTTGGAATGACGAGATTGCAGACTACACGGTCGTTACAAAAGCAGACCCAGACGTAATTATTTACGAGCGCTCTGGGGAAGAAATGTTTATCAAGGGTGAACTCCCGTTCATCCAGATATGTCCTAACCCACTCTATGATTACTACTGGGGTGGTAGTGAAGTACAACGGTTAATCTACTTGCAGCAGTTGCGTAACAGGCGCATGACTGAAATCCTGGACCTGTTATCCAAGCAAGTTTCACCTCCAACCGCCCTAATAGGATTTACGGGAATCTTGGACGAAAAGAATTTCGCTTTGAACCGAGCTGGAGGTCTTTTATCTACCGACATGCCTAACGCTAAAGTAGAGAAGTTAGCGCCCACTATGCCACCAGACCTCTTTACTGAACTGCGTGAGGTAGATGCTATGTTTGAAGAAGCATCAGGAGTGGGTAACGTTCTACAGGGTAAGGGTGAGGCGGGTGTACGTTCTGCTGGACACGCAAGTCAACTGGCTAGATTGGGTTCATCCAGAGTTAAAAAGCGGGCGCTTATCATTGAAGACTCATTAGAAAAGTTAGCAACCTTGTACTTAAAGGCTATGCAACTTTATGATGATACGCACTTCAAAGACACGCACGGTGTACCTTTCATTGCGGAACAATTCACAAAAGAATTTACGGTTAAGGTGGACGGTCACTCTAACTCGCCCATCTTTACTGAAGACACAAGGACGCTTGCGTTTAACCTTCTTAAAGCAGGGGTTATTGACAAAAAATCATTACTTGATTTAATAGAGCCACCAATGAAAGAGGAGTTGATAGAACGGTTGAAGAAAATGGAGGAAAAACAAGCCTCACAACCGCAACAACCTCCTGGCAAAGAACACGGTAAACCTGACCTGAAGAAAGTTGGATAATGGCAACAACAAATGTAGGTGGAGCAAGAGTTAGCCCCAAGGCAGACCAGCCACGGGTAAGCACGGACACCCTGCGTAAACAAACTTCTGGACCAGGCTTGACACAGAGAACAACGGGTGTTAAAAACGCAACTGGCGGTAGAACGCAACGCAACTACGCCAGAACTTAATTAAGGATAACATTATGATGCACAGATACGGTAAAAGAGGTCGCAAGAC